ATTGCGTGAATACCGATATGGTATTTGTTACCGAATCTTCGGTAGTTTTGCGATCTATCCATGTTTCTTTCGCAATTCCAGGAGTCAGATGTGTCTCACTGAACTGGAACGGAGCACCTTGATTGATAATGGTGTAGTTCGCCCCTGGCTCTGGACGAGCAGGTATGTTGATATTAGTACCAGTGACTGTATAAGATGTCCCAGTGGTGTATTCTATTTGTTTGATAACTTCAATCACTTCAGTACGAGTCTTAGTTTCAGAAGTAATTGTGCCACTCGTAAAGTTAGGAGTGACTGGACCAGCATAGCAGGGAGATATAAGTCCCGCTGCCAGCAGCAAAACGGGAGTTATGTGTCTCACTTGAATACGCTTAACTCGACTGTTCTTTGAGCAGTCGCTGTGGTTCCTGAACCACCAGCAGTCACAGTAGGAACACCAGTTGGAGAAAGAGTACCAGCAAGAGTCCCAGCATTACCACCTAACTGAGTAGTAGAGTCGCTATAAAGGTTGGGAGAAGCAATTGTTCCAGAAGCTGCCGACTGAGTGGTGACAACAGTATCTGCAGTGATTGATGCTTCAGAAAAAGTAAATGCTGCACCATTCGTATTGATGTCATATGAACCAGCAGTTCCAACTCCCCCAAGAGTTGTAACGTTAATATTTGAACCTGAGACGGTGTATTGACCGCCTACTCTATTTGATTGAACCGCTGCACCCTGAACGTTTAGTTGTACGGAGTCAACGATTTTGTGTGTGATTTCACCTGCAAAGGTTGGTGTGGCGAAAAATAACGAAAAGACTAATGCTAATCTTTTCATTGTTCTGGTGGATAAACTATATTTGTATTTAGCGAGACACTTCTTCAATTGGCACACTTGACATTTCCTAAATATTAACTTAGTATGTACAAACCCACTTTTAAGGTGGGTTTTTCACTATGAGTCCTTGATGTGACAATTAGAGCCGTGGGGTCTGCCCTCTGAGAAGAGGGAAGTGCGCTTTCCCTATACGGATGTAGAGTTCAATCAATTTTAATGCAAAATATCTTTACAGTAGCCCTGCCTCTCCTGGCAACGGTTACAACATCGACGGCAACACTGCCATTCGTAAACTACAAAATGGACGGTCCTCCGCCCCCTGTAGTTGAAGAGACAGCGACCAGAGAGGTTGCTCCCGAAAAACCTAAAGAGACAAGGTTAATTTGTAAAGGGTGTAATGAAAATGAAAATGCTACTCTGGCATATTTTCAGAGTCTTGGAATTAAAGACAGAAACGCCCTTGCTACCATCATGGGTAATATTCGTCAGGAATCAACTTTTGTTCCTAACATTTGTGAAGGTGGTAGCAGAACCAGTTATCATAACTGCTGGCGCGGTTATGGTCTGATTCAATGGACATCTGCCAACAGATATTATGGATTGGGTGATTTTGCTAAGAAGTATGGTGGTTCTCCATCAGCACTTCACACGCAACTTCGTTATCTGACAAATGAAGTCCAATGGAAAGAGATTGAAGACCGAATGAAAATTCCTGGTAAGTCTATCAATCGTTATATGGACTATGCGTATAGTTGGATTGGTTGGGGGCATCATGGTGCCCGTACATCTTATGCACATGAATATGCTTCCAAACTGATCAAGGTAGAAGTTTGATACAATAGAATAATAGGGGGAACTTGACATATGTTCCTCCTTGTCATAAAATGTATTTGTATATAAAAATAAAAAAATGAATATTCAAAATGATAAAAATAATTTACAGTGGATTTCTACTGATAAACTATTATTAGAAGATCCTGAATATTTAAAAATAATTTCACTAATTCATCATTTATGGTCTAGTGGACTTGTTCAAAGAGGAACAGGGCATTGTTATTCAATGTCTGATATAATTCAAAAACTTTTAAAACATTATGGGATAGATTGTTATCTGGAAGAATGCTCCTTAATGATTTTAAAAAAGAATCCTCCAGAAATTCATTTAGTTGGATATCAACAAGAAAGTTCAGATGTAATTAATGACAAAATATCTGAAGTTCAAACTCACGTTGTTTGTGTATCAAAAACAAAGTATCCACTTTTAATTGATTTGAGCATTTCTGATTATATTGAAGGTGTTCCTTTTATTTGTGAGAGAATTGGTAATACGAATAGTAAACTTTTACTCGATAAAAATGAAATATGTAATTTAGAATATGAAAATGCTTTTTTTAAATATTCTAAACAAATATCGGTCCAAGTTCCTTCTTTGCACCAGCAAAGTATAGTTGAAAGAATTAAAACAGATAAAAAAATTTTTAATTCAATCAAACGAATTAATGTAATAGTCTCATTTCTTATAATAATTAGTAGTCTAAATTTTGTAAGGGGCGTTTATGATCACTATCAGAAATACATAGTTAAAGATAATGGATTTGGTCCAAATAAAATTCATTATGAACACCCACAGCATGATTCTGGAAAAAAATAGATTATAAAGGTAGAGTATACTAATACATATACATAAGAATATAAATTTTTTATTGAAAAAAATGACTGAACAACAACAACATCTTCAAAATCTTTTACAGCAAAGATCTTCAATTGAACAGCAACTTGTTCAAGGTAGAGAACTTCTTTTGAAAGTTCAAGGCGCAATTGAATATTTAACTCAAATAGGAGTTACTCTAGAGGATACAGAAAATCAATCCACAGAACTTACCGAAACTGAAGTTGTAGAATAATACATAGTAAGAGTGCTGTACTCTTATGATTAACTTTAACTTCGGTAAGAAGAAACCAGATAAAAAGCAACTCATAATACTCAGTGTTGTATTATCAACTCTTATTGCAGCACTCTCACAATGCACTGGAGCATCAGAAGATGGACTTTGGGACTTATTGGATGAGATTCAAAGAAAATATTTCCCACAGACTATTCTCAATGAGATTTTTATTCAAGATCCTAACAAAGTAGAACGCAGGGTCAAACGTGATGTTGACCGAGCAATTGATGAAGTAATTCCAGAGTATGATCGTATTATCGAAGAATCAAATAAGCGTTATAGACCACGATACTCTGAGAAAGCACCAGACGGCAGTGAGGCACAAAGACTGCTTGGTGGAGAAATGAGAATCTGTGCAGTATGGGTTGACGACTGCCCCGAGCAGTAGTATAATAAGAAGGTTCTCAGGGGCACGTAGCATAATGGATAATGCATCAACCTTCTAAGTTGCCGATTGCTGGTTCGAGTCCAGCCGTGCCTGTTGGAAACTTTAAAGTTTCCTTATTCCGAGTAGCCCGCAAGGTGCGGGAGCAAACTGTTAATTTGTTATAGGTCAGTTCGATTCTGACACTCGGAGTTTTACCCTTGAAATATGCTATTATTATAAATAGTAATAGAATATTTGTAGGGTATGTCTAATAAAAAAGCAGTTTCTGATTATAGAAGAAGAGCAAAAGAATATGCTTTAAAAGCATTTAAAGAAAAATGTGGAATATGTGGATATAATAAATGTATCGGGGCATTAGAGTTTCATCACTTAAATCCTGACGAAAAAGATTTTGGTTTATCTTCAAAAGGAGTAACTCGTGCTTGGAGTAAAGTTTCTGATGAACTCAAAAAATGTGTTTGTCTTTGTGCTAACTGTCATAGAGAAGTTCATAATGATATTACCAGTATTCCAGATGATGTGGTAAGATTTGATGAGGAATATACTATTTGGAAAAGTGAGTTTACTAAAAAAATGATTCCTTGTCCAGTATGTAATTCCGAAATGCCTATTAGGCAGAAATATTGCTCTGATAAATGTGCTAAAAAGGTTAGAGAAAAGGCAAACTATCCAAGTGATGAAGAACTTTTAGAAATGGTTAAAAGTTATGGTTATTCTCATACTGGTAGAGTTTTTGGTGTAAATGGAAATTCTATTAAAAAAAGATTACAGCGACGAGGACTATTGACAACTACGTCAAAATAATGTAACATATATAAGTCGGTTCTGGGTGGAATTCCCAGCGGTTCTGTTAGGGACTGTCCTTTGTAGGTTCGATACCTACATCTTCCTTACGGGAGATAAGAACGGCTATTGGAAACCATACTAAAACCTAGAATATTTCTAGGTCAGGGGGATGGCCTCCCCTGTTTCGCCCTTGTAGCTCAGTTGGTAGAGCACCGCTTTTGTA